CCGCCGATGTTAATGATGCCATAGTTATTATTCCCTTGATAAAAAGTGTTCTTATAACTATTTATTTGGATTTAATATTTTTGGTCAATTAGCACCCTTTGCGAAGGTTTCCCATAAATACTAGCATGAAAACACGTCCATTATGCAAAGTCTGCATGAAAAATCCGGCAGCAGTAAATTATATCAAGAATAATGTGTATCATTTTCGTACTAAATGCGACAGATGCATACGTGAGAAGAGAAATGCTACGCCAACAAAACCAGCATGGGCGTTATCTGGTTATAAGAAAAAACCGCACTGTGAAAAATGCGGTTTCTTTGCAGAGTATACAGAACAATTAGCAGTATACCATATTGATGGGAATTTAAAAAATATAACTATTTTTAATTTGAAGACAATTTGTTTAAACTGCCAGTTTACTATTTCAAAACAAGGTTTAGGTTGGAAACAAGGTGATTTAATTCCAGACTTTTAATAAATCATCAATCTGTTTATACAATTCTTCAGTTGTTCCATTATTGTCAATAATAGCATCAAAGTTTGTGTCAAGCCATGCCCGTTCACTTTCATGAATACCAAGTTGATGTATTCTAGCAATTGCTTGATGATCACCGTTTTTGGCGGCTATAGCATCTGCTACCCATTCTGGGTCATCCCCTCGAGTAACCTTCATTAAATGAGCACCAGTTTTCCGCAATGCATTGAATTCATTTTGGAATCTACTATCACCTATTACCACATTAGAATTCAAATCTTTCAATTTGTTTTCTAAACTAGCAACCCATATCTCACTTTGAAATCCATAACGACAAACTTCCGTTCCCCAATATTGTAATATCCACCTTGGAGTTAGTTTTGGCATATGCAGTCTTTTTGACCACCATGGATCAACCTGTTCTCTCCATTCTCTTGATTCATTGGTTTTACCTTCAAGTAATTCTCTATCCCAATTGAAAATTACAGAAATTGCATCTTTAAGACTGCTAGCAAAACTTTCTTCTGCGAACCCATGTTGCAAAACCAGATATTTTGCTACTGTGCTTTTACCTGACCCTATTAATCCTGTTATTGATATTATCATTGTTCCTATTTTAGCCTGTAATCCAAGTTAACGGCGAGCCGCCATCTACATAATTCTTAATTTCTTCGTCTAATTTATCCAATAATGCTTGCCCTTCTGCTTTGAGTGCAGCACCATTTAATGTTGTACCACCTTGAGGTCCAGCTATTGTTGCAAATTTCTCACGTGCTTGTCCAATACTCATCATCACCAATGCATACGCATAATCTTGTATCCATGGATAAGTTTGTGGATTGTTTAATAACATTATATCAGGTTTGTGATTATAAACCCATAACATAACAGATTCTGCTTCTTGATTGCCAGAACCTTGCCATGGTTGTTTACGAATTACTGTTAATTTCTTTGTTGCTTTATTGAAAGTAAAGTTTAAAAACCCACCAAACATTACCATGGCTTGTTTTTGATAATCTGCAAACAATTCATAGTTTGCCAAGCCACCAACTCGACCAGCAACTAACATATAGGTGTTTAAATAACCACTAGCAAATGGTTCAAATTGGCTAGTAGTTGTACCAGTAACCGACCCAATACCACGTCTAAATATCTGTCTGACATCAACAATTTCTCTTGGTAAGATATATTCCTGTGTTTCTGGCATCATATCTAAAAATGCATAACTTTCCTCAACCGAATTTGAACTTTTTTGTCGATACCGAATAAATGCTTGTTTGATGCCCATGTCAAAATGTTCTTTGTCTGCATCAATATCTACCATTCCATCACCCAATCTTAGACGGATGTAATCAATGATATCTGTTTTTAGTGCATTTTCTGCAGTTAATACTGACGGGTCAAATTCAATTTGACCCGGTCCAGTGCCAGTAACTGGGTCATATAAACTATCAGTTGTCATACTTAGTTTACTAGTAAGATTTGGTGTTAAAGTTGCCATTAGTGTATCCTGTATGTTTTATCCAGTATTTATGCTCCTACCTATGCTATTACTTTAAGTAATACCGTATCTGAATTGATTCTACCATTCAATTTTACCTCGGTTGACTTGATATTATCTAAATACTTTCGTATCGCTACCTTACTAGAAGTCATCAATTCTTTAATCTGCACATCAGGTTTACGCAATGTTTTGCATACACTTGCATTCTCGTCAAATCCAACTATGGTTGATCCCTTAATAGTAAGTGTACCACCTAGACTATCACCAACATACCGCCCAAGTTTTCGAGTCTTAACATTAAATACCCACAACTGAGTTGCTCCAATAATATCAACTGGATTTATACTAACCAGTTTAAGAACGGGATCAATTTTAAGATAGTTAAGTTTAGATACTAACTTTTCTTTCACTGGTGGTTTGCGAACTTTGGCTTGTTTAGTTGCTTTCTTGACTGTTTTATATTGTTCAATACCTTCTTCTAACTTAGCATAAAATGCATCAAACCGCTTATAATCAGCAGATTTAAAATTACTATACCCTTCAGATAATTGCTCATCAGTTCCTGCTTTTGCTTCTTGTAGTTCTATTCGGTGGTCATTAAAAAAAGTAGAAATCTTACTACACATTGCATGTGGCACACTTTTTGCAGTTAGATATTGATATGCATTGGGGTCAACTACTTTCTTTTCATATAAATCATCTTCCAAATTTGAAAAATGTGTCAAATGTTCATGTAATATCTCTTGAAGACGGTCTTGTATTGTGGGTTTTGTTGTTGGAGTTATAACTACTGGGTTATCCAACTCCTCACTTATAATGTCAATTTCAACTGCTCGTCTGACCACATCAAGAAGGTAAGTTATTTGACGGTCACGTAATGGCATGCCGCTAGCATGAGCCTTGGCTATTCCACATGCAGTTAGTGGTGTTAAATTATCACTAGCCTTGACAAACTTAGTAATAATTGCATTGTCAAGTACATTATGTTCTGCAGAATATGTCCTAACCCAGTCAACTAGATACTTTTTTAAATCTTTGACTGTATAAAAATAGTTATAATAATTCAAACTCCTTCGTAATAAATTATTATACTCAACATCATCTAATAATAATGCTTGCTCCGTGTTCCAAATAGGTTCAGCACCAACATATTTTTCATCCAGCATTTTTGGAGTTCTAATCACTTTTTCTGTTTTCGGTGCAGTTATTAGAACTTTTAATTGTTTGGTACTCGATTTGGTTGTTTTTGTTTTTTTAGTTGATTCCAAGTGTATGCTCCTGATTATTAAGAGTTAGTGCCCACATAATATTCCCATAGTTATAAGTTGCTCATAATTATTAATTTCAGCGTTAATATTTGCCAACAATGTTTTATGTTTTGCAGTTTGTTTATTATACCTTCTGCAATTTATTTCCTCAACACTCAAATGAATAATCATTCTATCAATGTTTAATAATATACGCAACATATCGCTACAATTTCTGGAATCTTTTAATTTGCGTCCAAGTGTATATAATTCATTATATTGATTATCCCAATCTAAACTTGTTTTAATAGCCATAATTTATATTATTAAGTTAAGTATGATGCTAGTATACCAGCATTATTTCACTATGTCAAACCTAGATAAATACTAAATAAATCACCGGAGTACACAGTGCCAAGACTCTCATTATGGAAACCAAATCATTCAAATGATTATAAATTTTTTGACCGACGGATGTCAGAAATGTTCACGCTTGGTGGAACAGATGTTAATATTCACAAATATCTAGGTCCATTAGATCAAGGTGCATCTACTGATGCTACTAAGCCAACCTATTTAAATCAAAGCGAACGTAATATTCAGGATCTGCTATTCCTAGAGAATCGAGATCGTAAATACGATACCTCGGTGTATACCACTCGTGGAATTTATCGAATGAATGATAATGATTTTGATTTATCACAGTTTGGTCTATTTCTGTCCAGTGACACATTATTTATTGTGTTTCATATCAATGATATAGTAGACATCTTGGGTAGAAA